CCGCAAGACACAGCGACACGCTGATCGGCGTTTCCGCCGCGTCGACCGTATTCTCATGCCCCATGTACCCATTGTCGGAATAATCCTCCGTGTTGAAGTAAATTCCGTCTGGGAAGATACACAGATACGCGCCCATGGACACGAGCTGCTTTTCTCCCGCCTTGATGTTCACCGACGGCATATACGCCTCCATGGACGCGCCGTTGATATGCAAAACCTGATTCTGCACCCAGCACAGCCTGTCCCGCGCGCAGATCGCCTGCATCCCTGAAAGCGCCTGCACCGTCCCCCGCCGCACTCTCGGCGCAAGCAGCGGATAGCAGTCCGACGTCAGATTCTCCATATCGTAGAATTCCCCGTCAGAAAGCTTCAGATCGTGGTCATAGCCGAGAAACGCCTCGGTCGTCAGCGTCTGCTGCCGCTGCTCCGTCAGCTTTGGATAAAACATCCCGCTATCCCCCCTACAGCTTGATATACGCCGCTTCGCTCTTCGGCAGATGCGCCCGGTTGTACGCGTTCTGGTACGCCTGATAGTACATATTGTACTTGGCGGCGGAATTGTTGTACTTCGTCATCTCCCCGTTGGCGTCGTCGATCTTCATCTCCAGATACCACCGGTAAATTTCGTCATACGGCCACTCGATCAGAAGCACCGTCCCGTCCAGATCCGCCTCCGGCGTATAGCCCGCGAACGCCGCCGTCTGCGTCTCATGCTGCGTCAGGATCTCGCGGTACACCGCTCCGTCCAGCTCCGACAGCCAGCGCAGCTTGTCCGCGCTCCCATACTGGTTGGGCTTGAGCCGGTCGACCGTCTCAAGCGCCTCGCGGATGGTCATGCGCCCCGCCTCCTTTCTTCTGTCCGCAGCCCTCAGCCGGCGGCCAGCTCATCCTCGAGCTTCCGTGCCGCCTCCAGCTGCCGTCTTGCGTTTTCCAGCACCTCATACACCGGCTCCGGCACCTCGACCGCCTTGCCGCGCGGCACTTGAAACGTGCGTCCGTTGACGCAGACGAACTCAGACTGCTGTTCCGTGCCGCCCGCGCGCGGCAGCGTGATGGTCTTCATGACTGCAAATGCGTTTTCCATAGCAATTCTCCTTTTCTGTCCCGTCTTTTCCGGAGACCGGCTTGCGCCGGTCTCCATCTTGTTTCCTCAGTTTGCCTCGTCCTCGGCAGAGTACGCGCCGCAGCTCTCCACACGCACCATGCGGTCCTCATACAGGATCTTCGCCGCGCTGGAGAACTTGTAGCCCAGCGTCGAGAACTGGTTGAGCGGTCCGCCGACCTGGCCCTTATCCTTGATGATCATCTCCAGATTGCCGCCCTCGGGGTCGATCATGCCGTAGGCATCCTTGCCGAGGAACAGCGTCGCATAGACGCTGTAATACACCGCAGGCGTGCCCTTGGATTCGTCCGCCGCCGTCTTGACCGGGCAGCCCTCACTGTTGAAGATCTTGGCCTCAGTCGTCTCGATGAAGCGCACGCCATGCAGCTCGCCGATCTCGCCGGTAAACAGCTCCGTCAGACCCGCATACTTGTGCGCCTCGATCCAGGCCTCGGACGAGCGCAGATCGTATGCCACGGACGGGTGGATGATGGCGATATACTTGCCGTCGATCTTCGGGGCCTTGAGCTTTTTGAGCAGCGTCACGGCCTTGTTGACCTCGTCCGGTGTCAGCTTTGCGGTGGTGTCCAGCCCCGCGCGGCTGGTTACGGCGGTATGCGCGCCGTTCGTGCCGACCTTGTCGCAGTACTGCACATTTGTGCCCGCTGCGGCGACATTGCGCACCAGCTTATCCTGCGTCGTACCGGCGGACGCGCCCAGCTCCTCCGCCGCACCCAGAATCACGTCGTCAATGGCGTGCAGCTCCAGCTGGTCGGACACGGACACATACGTGCCGTACTGCGTGATGGCCTGCGTCACAGCGCTCTGGCCAAACTTCTGGCCCGTCGGAATGACACCCTCGGTCAGCGCGCCCGCGTCCTCAAGCGTGTTCCACTTGCGCCATTCCACGGTCTTGCCGCGTCCGGCAGGCAGCGCCTGCTTGCGTGCAAACTGCGTGTGGATGAGCTCCGGACGCGCGTTTTCCAGCAGCTCCGTGTCGTAAAACGTCTTCATGGACGCCGTCATACCGCCGCCATCCGGGAACGCGCTCGTCTCACCGGAATACGCGTTCACGTAATTGCCGCTGGCGTTCACCAGCGTACCCGCGTCGGCAAACAGCTGCAAATTCAGTTCCTGCTTCAGATTCATTAAAATCTCTCCTTTTCTCAGAGCCGGACGGTCTCGCCCCGTCTGGCCCGCGCCTTCAGTTCCTCTCTCGTCTGTCTGGACCAGTTCTCCGGACTCTCGGCAAACGCGCCGCCAGCCGCAGGGGCCATGCCGCTCTCGCGCGGGCGGAGGTAACCCGCCTGCATGGCCGCCGTCAGCTCCTCACGTGCGCGTCTTGCGCCGTATGCCATCGCGCCTGCACGAAGCTCCCGTAAATGTGTCAGCTCGTAAGCGCTTCTGGCATCCACGCCGCGCATGACAAGGCGCATGAACACGGGGCTTTCCAGCTCCTCGTGCAGCTGCGCGCCCGGATACGCCTCGCGCACCGCCGCAAACTGCTCCCGAAGCGCCTCATACCCCTGCCGCATCGCCTCTTCGCGCTGCTCTTTTGTCACGGGGACTTTCCCCTCCGGTGCGCACGCGGCCAGCCGCTCCGCCTGTTCCGGCGTGAGCTGTGCCGCATCTACGCCGAAGGTCTTTTCCAGTGCCGGCCCCAGAGACTTCAGCACCTGCTCGCTTCTCGCGCAGTTTTTCAGCCGTTCGCGCACGATCATCTGCACCTGCCTGTCATAGTCCTTCTTATACGGTCCCTGGATGAGCGCCCGGAACGCCTCTGCGCGCTCCTGCTCATCCTGCGGCGCGGCGTCCGCCGATACGCCCGGTTCCGGCTGCTCCTGCTGCTCCATCGCAAATGCCTGCAGCCAATCAAAGTTTTTCATCCTTTTCCTCCTTCTGCCCTTCAAGCGGGCGACGCTCGGGTCTCTGCATCATATTTTCAGGGTCACGTTCACCCAAAACCCGCACATGATCCGGATACCGCGCCGAAAGCAGCCGGTATCCCGCGCGAACCGTCTCAAACATCCCGTCCAGCCGCGCCTGCTCCTGTCCGTCCGCGAACGCCTCCAGCCGGAAGCGTCCGCAGCCCGATTCGATCACCGGCGGCGTTTTCATCCCCGCCGCCTGCACCGCCTCCGCCAGCGCAAACGCCAGCATCGACGCCGCCGCGCAGACGATATCGCTGCCGTACCGCGAAAATCCCGCGTGGCCGCGCACCGTCAGCGCCGTTCTGTCCAGCCATACCTCGATCATCCCGGCTGCGCCGCCTCTCCGGCGCGTTTTCGCGCCTGCTGCACTCTGGCCGGTTCCGCGTCCTGCTTTTTCGCCGTCCGAACCGTCCCCGGAGCCTCCGGCGAGGGCTGTCCTGCCAGCCGCTCGTACAGCTCCGGCTCATACCGTCCCGCCAGCGTCAGCGCCATCCGCTGCCACGCCGCCGCATCCGCACCCGAACGGAGCTTCTGCAAGATCTGCTGCTTGCCGTCAAAATCCATCATGTCGAGGCACGCCAGCGCCTGCTGCTCCATCTCCGGCCGGAAAAAGCCCAGCTGGAAAAACTGCAGCGCCAGCTCATTCTGCGCCAGCTTCGTATAGGCCGTGTGCTTCTGTGCCGTGACCGTCACATCGAACACCGGCGTCCGCATGAGCGCCTCCGGCCCCATGCTCTGCGCCTTCAGCCGCGCATTGCAGTAGGACACAAATTCCTCCGCCCCGCTCAGACCCGCAATGCGGAACCTGCGCGGCAGATCATAAAACTGCCGGATGCGCTCGATCACCATGCGGATGAGCCGCGCATAGGCCCGGTACGCCGACTGCGTCGACGCGCGTGAGCTGCGCCCGGACGCCTCCTGCAAAGCCGCAATGGCCGAGGCCGCCGTCACGCCGGACGAAACCTGTCCGTTCGTCACGTCCGTGTTGCCCGTCGTCCATTTGAGCTCCTCGATCTTGTTGTTCAGCACCTGCACGCAGATGCCCGGCAGCATATTGACCTGCACCTGCTGCAGAGAATCCTGCCCCAGATTCCCGTCCACGTGCACAAACGGCTTTGTCCAGTCCGCATACTCCTGCTCGTTGACCGACCCGTCCGAGCGGCGGAACCACCTCGGTGTCGCCGCCATGATCGTGTTCTTCACGATGGCCTGATCCATCCGGTCGATCTGCTCCTGCGCGCCCTTGCCGATGTCAATATAGCCGTACCCGCAGATCGAGCCCTCGATGGGAAACAGCCGGTCAAAGATGAACGGATACTCCCCGTCGTCATACAGCCCTCGCTCACACGCGGGCGCACGCACCGGCGTCTGCACCAGAACCGTCTCGCCCGTCTCCGGGTCCCGCGCCTCCCGCGTGACCGACGGCATGAACGTGTCGTTCTCCGTCGCGTACAGGACCGTTTCGCCCACATACTTGCAGTAGTGCAGCACCGTCCTGCCGCCCACACGCTTCTTGTAATACCAGTCCACCACCAGCGTCTTCTCCGAAAGATCGGCCGCATCGTCCGTCCGGTACCGCGAAAGCACCTCGCTGCTCCCGCCGAGCTTCCCCGCCAGCTGCGGATACGCCGCCAGCAGCGTCTCGTTGTCCTCCAGCTCCAGATAAAACACATTCTGCGACCTCTGGATATCCGTCACGCCCGGCTCCCAGAACAGATTCAGCACATTCACGGGCCGGATGGAGATATCCCCCAGTCCGCCGAGCTTCTCCTGATCCCAGTACACGCCCCACACGCCCGTGCCCTGCTTCATCTTCTGCCAGCACGTGTCGGAATAGACCTCCTCAAAGTCGTTCTGCTCCAGAATGCACGGGATGATCGACGAGAGCATCTGCGCCTCCTGCCGGTCGTCCGGCTCGCGCGGTCGGATGACCGGCCCCGGATAGGCCGCGACCGCATCCGCGTGCTTGCCCATGATGACGTTGAACAGCCACCCGGACGCGGGCCGGTCGTCATTCGGGTTTCCCTTATCCGAAAACTGCCGCCACTGCCGCAGCTTCCACCAGTCCTCGTCAGCGATGATGCGCCGTTCCAGATTCTGCTTGCCCTGCTTGTAGCGGCGCAGAATATCCGCCGCCCGCCGCAGCTCCCGCGCCCCAATGACGGGAACGCCTGTTGTCCGTACCTCCATTGCTTCCTCCTAGCTTCTGATTTGATTCAGCGGGTCTGACCAGACCGCCGCCGTCTGCGCCTGCATCATCGGCTTCACTGGCCGCGACATACAGAAATACCGCCATTCGTCGCACACATGATCCTCCATCGCCGTGTCCAGATCCTCCGGCCGCGTCTGTGAATACAGCATCAGCGGCACCGTCCGGATAAATGCTTTGCAGTTTTTGAACACATACATACGCGGGTACCCGTTCTCATCGAACTGCAGCCGGTAATGGCACTGCATCCAGCCCGCGATGCGCTCGTTGTCGCCCGGCGTAAAATACACGCCGTACCGCGCCGCCGTCTGCGCCACGCTTTCCCCGCGCGAGGCGTCCCAGATCGCCGGGTCCGCCACGCCCGTGATCTCCCGGCCCTTGAGCCACGGATGCTCCGTCTCAATCCGCCTGATCTCGGCAAACTGCCGGTCCGGCGTCCACTTGACGCCCTCGTTCGGCATCCGCGTGCATCCGTAAAGCTCCAGAATGCGGTAGATCACGCCGTCGTAATCGACCGCCCACCACGCACAGGAAAACGGCTTTCCATACCCGAAGTCATAGCTCCGGCAGACCGTCCACCCCTTGTCCGGCGCAAACGGCTCGATCACGTGCGTCCACTGCCGGTCCTCATAGTGTTCCGGCACGTCGCGGAAGTCCTCAAAAAACTGCCCCTCATACACGTCCCACGACCCATACAGCCACGCCTCGCGCAGCTTCGGCGGCAGCGTTTCCAGCTGCTTCAGATACTCCGGCTGCTGCCGCATCAGCGCCCGGTTGTCCGTCACCAGCGCCTGCACAAAGCTGTAATTCTCCGGCTCCTCTCCCGCCTCGAACCGGCGGTCGATGAACAGCCGTTTAAAATATCCGTGCCCCGGCCCGCCGGGGTTCAGCGTGTAGTACGTCCGCTTCGGCAGCCCGTTTGTCCCGCGCACGCAGGCATTGATCGCGTCGATCCACGCCTTTTGCAGCTGCCCGGCCTCGTCGAGAAACACCACGTCGTATTCCGCGCCCTGATACTGCCCCATATCGCCGTCGCACGCGCAGTAGCCGAACGTGATCGTCGACCCGTTTGGAAATTCGAACCGCTTGTCCGCCGCCTTATATTTCGCGATCCCCGCCAGCTCCTGCCGCAGCGGGTCGATATGGTTGTTCTGCAGCTCCCGCAGCGTCCTGCGCACGATCAAAAGCTTGATCCCCGCATACCGCAGCGCCAGCAGCTTCGCCTTTGTGCGCACAGCCCAGCTCTTCCCGCCGCCTCTGGCCCCGCCATAGGCGATGTGCCGGTGCCGGTCCAGTAAAAACCGCCTCTGCTTCTCATTCGGCGCGCCGATCCGCAGCTCCGTCATTCCGAAAATTCCTCCGCTTCCCGCTCAAATACCACGCGCACGCCCGTCTCCTGCCCGCCGTGCTCCTCCTGCAGTTCCTGCCGGATCTCGACCGCCTGCTTCATCACCTTTGCCAGCTCGCCCAGCTCCCTGCTCGGCGTTTCGCCGTCCTTGATCTGCTCCAGCAGCCGCTTCGAGATCGTCTCCAGCGCCTTTTCCAGATTCCCGGACGCCTTTTCAATGGGATCCCGGCGTGCCTTTCCGGCCTTTTCCTCAGTCATCCGCATACCTCGCGTTGATGGCCGTATAAAGCTCGCATTTCTCGCAGTTTTTCGTCCGGCAGAAGATCTCCATCTGCTGCCGCTTCGCCCGCCCCGAAGCGAACGTCAGCCGCAGAAAGCTCTCGTCCGTGATTCCCTCGCAGTAAATGCTCCTGCCGCTGTCCTCCCGGTAAAACGGGCACCATACCGGCTCAAAGCCCTTCTCTCCGTTCTGCATCCATCTCCACCTCCCGTCTGTGTTCATACCCCATGCGCTCCGCCAGTGCCTCCACCCCCACCGTCTCCAGCAAAAGCGCCTCCATGCATTCCGCGTGCACCGCCGTGCCGTCCATCGCCTCATACCGCTCGTCCGCCTCCGTGACAGCCTCGCCGCACCACCGGCAGACACAGCCGCGCATCATCCTCCCACACCTCCCGAAATCATATTTTTATGCGATACGCAGTTGACAAAACGCGCCGCGCCGGATACAATAAATCTGCATGAATCTCCGGCTGCGGCGCCGCTCCCTCTGATTCCCTGGCCCACGGGCCTGTTTGCTTCCGGCCCGCAGCGCTCTCCGAACCTGCCCCCTGAGTGTATCGCATTTATATGCGATTGTCAAGGGAGGTATGTCGCATTTTTATTTGATTCTCTATTTTGCACAAATGCGAGGTGTCTGTTTTGTTTATTTATAGCAGATTCGAAGCGCTGATCCGCGAGACGGGCGTGACCAAGGCGTCCATCGCCCGCCGCATCGGCCGCACGCCGACCGTCTGCCAGGACTGGAAGGCCGGCAAATCCGAGCCCAGCGCCGACCAGCTCCAGATCGTCGCCGCCGCCCTCGGCACAACGCCCGCCTACCTCACCGGCGCGACGGATAAAAAAATGCTCCCCACCGGCGCACCGTCCGGTGAGGAGGACCCGCTCGACGCACAGCTCAGGGAGCTTCTTTCCCATGCTGACGATGATCTGAAGCAGGCCATGATCGCGTTTTTAGAGCGTTTTCAAAAAAAGTAAGAAACTGCTGTTTTTCCTCCCGGCTCAGCGCCGCAAACAGCCGGACGATCCGCTCGTCCGCCGTTTCCCATGCGTCCTGTCTGTCTGCTCGGTGTTTCGTCATTCTGCATCCACTCCTAAAATTCCGTTCCGTTCTTCCGGCAGCTGATGTATGAGGCAGTGTTTGTATATTAAAACATTTGTTCCATTTTTGCAATATGGCAGAACATACAAAGAATCGGCGAAATTTTCTATCCGCTCGAATGTCATACTGTCCCAAAAACCGGACTTCCGCCCATTCTGCCGCCCCAGC